CGTTCTTGACTGGAGCAGCCGAGAAACCCGACAGTTTTGTTTCTTCTTCGAAGGAACGCTCGGAAGTCTCAGTTTCGTAGATTTCCTTGTGCTCTTCGCCGTAACGAGCATACTCCAGACCGAACAGGGCGTTCAAGCCGGGGAGAAGCTCTTTCAGTAGTTGTGCGCGTGAAATAGCCATGATTTAGCTCCCTTATACGCCTGTGGCATTGTAATACGAGTGGTAGCCGAAGTTGAACTTAACGATCACTTCAACAAAACCAGTCGTGGTTTCGGTGTCAGGCACCATATCAACTACACGCATTGGCAGTGAAGTCGTTACGCCGTTAGCGTAAATGCCGATACGGGAGTTACCTGTAGTGGTTGAGCCAGTGTTCAACACCAGAACAACGTTGTTACCCAGAGTGGTTTGTACCAGAGGTACAGGAACCAGACCGGTGCCGTCAGCAGTATCACCAACCGACACGACCTTATAAAGCTGGTCAGGATCGTCAGCAATGTATGCTTGAGCATCAGTCACGCCCGAGGCAAAGCCCGGCCAGTACTGGGAGAAAGTCAGTTGCTTAGTCACCGGGTTGGTGTAAGTGCAACCGAGGAAAACACCAACAACGCCCGCAACGGGAGAAGTATCAGTGTCCAGAGTCGAGATAATGATAGTACCGCTCGATGCCAATTGGACTACATCGCCGTTAAAAATAGCGGTGTTGTAGTTGATCGAAGAGGTCGTAATAGGCAACTGACGGGTTGCGCCCGCAAAAACCTGACCACCAATCAGATTGATTGGCTTTAGGCCGTAGGGGGCTGCAATCGCTGGGTAAGGCGAAGTTTGAGCCATGATTTACTCCAAAAAAGTTATTAACCTTTGCCGAACGATGTTGAAGATTTACGCTCAGAGAAGAGCGGCATCCGCGCATCGTTTTCTCGCATAAAGCTGTTGTCGATTGCAATCGTCTGAGCTTGAGTCTGGCCCGCGTAATAATCATTACGCTGCTTTACAAACTCTTCAGGCGTTTTACATAACAACAACCCACCGATCTCAATGTTGTCCTTAAAGCGACTATTGGGGTCGATTAGCAGTTGAAACTTTGGTTGTTCCGAGATTTTTACAGGTTCCCAACCCTCACGAAGCTTGCCTGACAAGTTGCGAGGATCAGCCTTATCTAATGTCGAAACACGAACCCATCTATACGCAAAACCGGGCTGTTTATCTGGCTCCGGTAAAGTTTCCGCAGGTGCCCACTGCTTAGGGCGTTCCTGTTGCGCACGGTTCTCTAATTCACGAGTAAGTCTATTTTCAGCCATTATCAGTTCTCCTGTAATTTAAGGACTTCACGAGCATACTGCTCCGGGGTCAGTTTAAATTTCTTAGCCAGCGCTGCTTGTGTCTGGGTCAACTTAATCTGCTTTGGAGCCGTGCTCCGCCTAGCTGAAGCTACGACTGTACTCGGTTTACTTTTCTGAGGCTTCTGTGGCTCAGAAGTATTACTAAAGGCTTCTGGGAACCGCTTGCGGATCGTTTTGTCGATGCGCTCGTAGTAATCGTCAGTACCAATATATTCAGGGCCGTACTCACGATACAACTTCTTATGCAGTCCCATTGCTGCGTCGGTCATCTCCTCGTCCTTTTGGAACCAATTAGAATTACGACGTTGCCAATCTGCATATTTTGGGTCAACAGGCTGAGGTTTGTTGTCAGCTTGCGATCTTTGTGGCAGTTGTACCTCAGTTTCGTCGTCTTGTAAAGTGGGTTTAAAGTTTCTTGTGCGATCCAACTTTAAAGACGCGTCCATTAAGGCTTGCTGTGCGTCAACTAACTTATCAGTATCGCCCGAATCATAGGCTTCCCGATAGTTACGCTTAGCCACTTCCACCTCGGTTTCAGCCGCCGCTTTGACCGTAGCGATGTACTCCTGCTCACCGGAAGACAGGGTAGCTTTGAGGCGCTTATTCTCCTCTAGGATACCTTGGGCAATCCGTAGAGCTTCTGCTTGCTCACGGAACGCGGCTTCCTTTTCCCGACGCTCGTCGTGCCAAGCCTTTTTATACTGCTTAAACTTGACAATTACTTCCTCGGGGTACTCCCCGCCGTCTTCTGGGGCTTCAAGTGAGTTAATAATATCTTTAGGGAGGGGTTCCTTACCACGGTCTTCTTCCGGGGTATCGTCCTCAATTTCGACAACAAACTCCTCTTCATCCTCATCCTCTTGGGCTGAAGCTTTTGTCTCGTCTATCTCATCGGGGAACTTGTACTCATTCTTATCCATATAGTCTCCTTATGCTCGTGAAATGCCGCGTGGGTCGTCTACAACAGCCTCGACTGAGTCATCATTGATCAGGCGGAATTCCCGACCGTGAATCTTCAAACGTGTGCCGCTATTAGGACGAGCGAGGATAAAGTCGCCCTCTTTGCACCACGGGCCTGATTGGAACCGTTCACCTTTATAGGCATCAGGCCCCAACTTCACGACAAAAAAGACCGTACTAAGGACTTCCTCATAGTGCATGGTTGAGTCTGCCTTGATAATCCCGCTATCGTATTTAGCTTCGATCTCAGGGATAGCTACCAGAATGTGATAGCCAGAAGGTTGTGGCAGTTGTGTCGCCTTCTCTTCTGCTGTTTGTGGCAGGGTGGATACTTCACCGCTGTCTGTAGCGATGGCGAGTTCAGTCATCAAATTGCTCCATGTTTTTTGCGAGGTCTATCAGGTATGACTCAACTGCGGTGAGACCTCGAATTTCACCGCAGATAAACTTGTATTCCTCAAAATTTCTGGCTGCGCTGTTAGCCAGACCCTCGGCGAGTTGTGCCTTACGGTCTCTGAGTTCTTTCAAAGCTGCTTCAATTACGTTCATTTATCTTTACCTTTTTGTGGGGGTTTAGATTGTTGCTTACGCGCTTCACGCTGCTGTTGTATGTTCATCGCCATACGGAAGCCTTCGGTCTCTTGCGTACGATCTAACTTCATACGGTCAGCATGTGTTTTGACCGCCATGTTCGCCCCAGCAATTTCCTTCTGCGCGTCGATGCGTTCACGTTCAATCTGCAACTGCTGTTCACGGGCGACCGCATCTGCCTGATCTTTAGCAATCTTGCGCTGAACTTCTGCCTGTTTGATCTGCAACTCTTGCATCTGCATCTGAATGATCGGGTCTTGCATCTGCTGTTGAGCCTGTTGTTGTTGGGCTTCAGCCATGTGCTGCTGTACAAGCTGTTGTGTAGCCTGTGCAGCAAGCTGCGACACTTCGACTTCGATCTCTTTCGGGATCATCACATCGTCGTCTTCCTCATAATTCGGAAGCTGGACACCCATGTTCGCCTCCATCTGCTTGCGGTACTCGTAGCCGACGTGCTCATTAATGTGCGCCATCATCGCCGCTTGCAGTGTTTGAACTTGTGGGTTTTGACTCAGAATTTCCTGAATCTTGGGGTCTTGCATAGCACCCATGTGAACCGCAATATGCGCTTGGTGATCCTGATACAAGAACGCTTTGACAGGTTTACCCATCAGAATGTTCTGGTTCTCAGTCACAGGGTCGCGTGGGCGCGTGTCGTCATCCATCGGGATTAACTTGTTAGCGTTCTTAATCCCCAAGACTTCAACCATCTGACGATGCAACAGCGGCATGTCATACAACTGAGGCGCACTCTGTGCAAGCTGAAACACTGCCTGATACTGCACAACCTTCTGCGACATAGTCGCCGCATTCGGGTCACTAACAGGAACAACATCCACTTGGTCGTAGTCGCTCTGCTTAGCACGACGCGAACCGTCTACTGGCTCGTAGCTGTATTCATCTGGTGTGAAGTCACGAATAATGTCCTTTAACAGACGGAACTCTTCGTGCATCGAGTAGTGAATACGCGCCTGAATCGCAGACATGATCTTCAGGGTACGCTCTAAAATAGCCAGCGTCGTGCCAACGGGGGATTGGGCAGACATATCGCTGATCTTGAGATCAGCCGCGCTGGCAAACCTACGGCCTTCATCGATGATTTGATTCATCAACCCAGCCAAAACCTGCGATGGTTCTTTGTACGGCAGCGGCAAGATGTTATCGCGTATCGCGCCGCTTGGTACATCTACGTCTCTAAATTCACCCGGAGAGATCGGAGTGTCGTCACCTTTAACACGCATACCGCGTGTCTTCAAGCCACCCGGCAAGTTCGATAAAGTACCTGCGTCTACAAGCTGACGCAATATCGATGTGCCCGATTTCGCAAACGCGCCGATTAAGTGGATAAGACCAAAGCAATAGAAGCCGAAGCCGGGGACGTAGCCGTAGTGAACGAAGTGGCTACGCTTGTGCTGGAGTTTGTCATCCGGCTTCCAATTGCGCCGAATTGAGAGGATTGTCTGTGTACTCTTCTCTATAGTTACAATGTATGGCAGAGCAATACCCGTCTCTTCACCGTCGTCATCTACATCCTCATAACCGGGCAAGTCCAAGTCAACCTGCATCTCAAGGAGCTTATAGCGGTCGTCGGTTGTAGCGCGGAAGCCCAGCTTCTCTGCAATCTTCTTCTCAACTTCTTCAATGGTGTTAACTGGGTCGCCCAGATCAACGTCCAGATAAAACCCTGACACTTGCAACTTGCGTAGCTCGTTTTTCGTCTTGCGCATCACATGTGTGACCCGCTCAGACGTTCTTAGAGAAGACGCGCCGTATGGCACAACTACATCTTCCGCAGGGACATAGATCGACGTTTGACGGCCAAGAGATGGGTCAAAGTAAACCTTCTTAAACGCATTACCAGACAGGCCCAAGCCCCACAACATACGCTCGTGTTCAGGGCGGTATTCAGGCATTTCTTCCGTCAATCGAAAGTTCATGTCGTCTTTGACTCGTTCTGCTGCTTCTTTCTTAGCAGGGGTCTCCTTGCCTATAATCTTCGTCTTAACCGGACCCGCCGCCGGAAACGTCTCCATAATCGTTTCAGACTGAAACTTAACCAGAGCCTCAGACATAAGAGGGTGTGTAACACCACACGCACCAGCCCACGGTTCTGTTCGTTCTTCAAGCTTCATCCCCAAGAGATCAAGGCCATCAACGTACGTCTGTACCCAATCTTTACGACTAGATATGTCATCCTCGTACGCGTCGATCAACTCAGAAGCAAGCAGCGATAACTCGTTGTCTGGAATAAACTCAGCCAGATTCGCCTCAAAGTCCTCGTCGTCCACCTCTTGCTTCTCAAGATCAATCTCCAATCCGTCTGTCTTAATATGCACAGCCTCCGGGTCTTCAATCTCAATTTCTAAATCAGGCTCCATCTCTGCCTGATCCAAGCCCATCGGGGCTGCGTACAAACCTTTTTCGATACTCATGATAGTTCCTTAGTAATAAGCTCTTTTGCGTTTCGATTTAAACAGTTGAATATCTTCTGGCTCGTCGTTATCAAGCCGGATAAACCCACCCTGTCTAAACCGCATCAAGGCCAATGTGGTCGAGTCAACTAAGTCGTCGTTGATGCCTGACGGAAAGTCGTTGCACTCCTCGATTACCTCCATCGCCCATCGTCTCTGGGGTGCCCATACAATGCCTCCGTGAAAGAGGCTAGATACTGCGTTTACTCGGGAAATCTTGTCCTGTCCCTTGCCCGGTGTGAACTCTTGTACTGGCACACCCATACGCCGCATTTCTTGGTACAACACCGATCCGTTTGACTTCTTCTCGACTATAAGAGCATCAGGCTCCCAGTCCTTGTACTCTTCAAGCACGAGTGCTTTCAAGTCCGGGTACTCAAGTCGTTTCTTTATAGAGTTCAGAAGTATGATGTTGTAGTTGTTGACTTCCTCATTAAAGAACACGCCCCATGTTGTTAGGGCGTTAAAGTCAGACCGGTTGTTTGCTTCTTGTGCCGCGTCAAGCGACATGATTATGAACTCGCATTGTGGGGCATCTTCTTCCTCCCACATATTCCACCACTCACGCTTTATAAGTGCGCCCTCTTCCGAGGTCGGTTGCTGCATGTACTGTGCGTTCCAGTACCGGATGTCGAGAGACGCCTTTTTCGCCAGCAACTCCTCAACCGGCCAGAATTCGGGCCACAGAGCATTGTCGTTCTCGTCGATTGCCGGAAACTCCACCACTTCCCAGCGATCCACATCCTCGCTGCGCTCCATCTGCGTAACAATCTGCCCAGTAAGATCAAGTTTGCTCCATCTGGTCATTACTACAATGATTGCCCCACCCGGCATAAGACGCTGTATTGGTCCTGATTGGAACCATTCCCACGCAGGTAGAAACACTTCTGGTCTTCCCAGCTTTGCTTCTTGTTCGGAATGGGGGTCATCAATAATAAATAGATCAGCACCCCGCCCAGCAAGAGCACCACCCACACCAATGGCGAAATACTCTCCCCCAAAGTTGGTTCCCCATCTGGATGCACTTTTCGAGTCAGCTTGTAGCTCAATCTGCGGAAAAACGTCATGATAAGACTCCGATCCAACAAGATTTCGCACCCTACGACCGAATTGAACAGCCAAATCAGCCGTGTGAGAGGCCATGATGACTTTTTTCTGGGGGTATTTACCCAAAAACCATGCGGGGGCGAGGTAAGAGATGAGTTCAGACTTGCCGTGACGCGGTGCGATGTTCACAATCACCCGTTTTTTCTTGCCAGCGGCAATTTCTTCAAAGATTTTCGCTAATTTATAGTGGTGCGGCCCCACTTTGTAGCCCGGATAGACGTGTTTTACGAAGTCGAGGAAGCTTTCCTTGCTGATTTCGCGGGTTACTTCCTCTTTGTACTTCTTTAATAGCTCCGCCGTGCGCCGTTTCTGCTTCTCCGGCATCGTTGGCAGTGCTGCACGAAGCTTATTTAGCTCCGCTGTCGATAACTTAAGAGTCTCCAAGCCCACTGGACGCCTCCCTGACCTCAACATCTATGACCTGATCTTCAAGCATGTTCAGGGTTTCAATCAGTTCACGCTCGACTTCCTCGATAGTTTGTATCTTGACCGTCATTTCGCTGCGTTTCTTAAACGCATCGACCCCATCGACTTCGCCTAGCTTACTTAGTGCCGTAATCCGTGCCTTGGCGTCCTTGGCGTTTTCAACTTCTGAGACAAGCTTGTTGACTACGTACAGTTTTAGGTCGGAGAGTTCCTCGACAATCATGCAGTTGCTCTGCGCGACCATGCCCGCTAAGTAAGCCATCACTTCATTGGGATACTTTGCAAACTCCGGCCTGTGGGCAGGGTTGTGCATCATCTGCTTCGCCACTTCTCGGGCAGTCTCCATGTGCTCTGGAGTAGGTTCAATTGGGGTGTTATTTAAATCAGAGACGAGTTTGATCGTGCGCGCTCTCATTTCGAGTTCTTCATGAGGCGACAAGGGGGGCATAGCCTCAAAGGCAGAGGCTGGCAGAGGAATATCTTCCTCGATGTTAGGGACGATCACATTCATTAAGCTTCCTGTGGCCTATGTGATGATTTGCTGACTATAACAGGAATTATAGGATTGTAAAGGGTTGTTATTATAGCAACAGAGTTTTGGTAATTTTTTTGCGAAATATTTTTTATGTGGGCTAAAAGTTTTATAGGGGAGGGGTAACTTAGATGAGTTCGAATCCCACTTTGGGTATGTATGGTGGATTGAAATAGGGGTTTCAATCAGTTGCGGAGTTTGGGATTTTGTGGAGTCGTTTGTGTAAGACTGAGGGTATAGGGGCGCGGATGGTACCAAATGCGGATTCGGGGGGTGGGGGGTGGCGGGGGTGGCGGCGAAAACTTTACATATACCCATGTCATCAGGTATAACATAATCATGCGATGCGATTCCGTATCGTATAACCTGATCCGAAAGGTACATCATGAGAAAGAAATACCTCATGAGATTCACTAAAGAGAATCTCAATGCTCACCCCCTCCGCACACTGTGGTATCGACTGACTTGCTACGTAGTAGTGATGCAGTGGGAAGGGATCGAGTCAGTCCGGTTCGCTCGGGACTACGAAGATGCACTGGACTGGGCGCGATGCTACCCAGCTAATGCGACAGTGATGATCGGCAAGCGCGGCAGACTGTTAGCTGCCCGCTTCTAACTAACGGGGGCTTCGGCCCCCTCTTTTCGAAAGGTAACACCATGAAGAACTACGGCTTTGAGGTACTCGCCGCGCTGTACTGCGCCGCGATGTTGTTTACTGCTGTCTTGATGATGGGAGGTTTGTCATGAAGCCCGAATACAAGATCGTCACCTACACAGAAGACACGCAACGCGTCTACTACGCATATAAGTACTGGGATGCGTCAGAACTATTCCACATCATAACGAAGGTGCTGCCTTACGCTGAACTGTGGGAAGGCAAACGGTTGGTACAGACCTACGACGCAAAGTTTCAGCTGCTGTCGTAACTCTGGGAGGGCTTCGGCCCTCCTTTCTTTTTGTCCTTTGAGACCAGTTATCTGTCGTCGCGCGCAGTCGGGCGCGTGTGGGCTGGCGCGTTGTTTAACGGTTCAGGTTCTGCTGAAAGCTTGATTAATAAGCCAGCTATCAGGTATAACATTATTACCGGATGAATGATTCACTCCGAGTCGTTTCCGGTCTTTTCGAAAGGTTAGCTATCATGGCTAAGAAAACTTCTGCTGTAGATGTACAAGACTTCAAGTCCATCTCGGACTTCGGCTATAGCGTTGCAAAGCAGGGTGATGCAGTACGGGCTGCTGGGGCTTGGGCGCTGGATAACCTGAAGGGTTTCCCTGAAGAAATCCTCTCAGAGGATCGCGCTGAACTGTATGAGGGTTTCCGCAAGCGCGCAAGCGAGTTGCCAAAGTATGAGGCTACTGAGTACGCTGTCGTTGACAGTAACCTTATCCCAGTGAACCAACTTTCTGGTGACTTGCCAAAAGAACGGTATGTTATCAGCGTTGCAAGCGCGTTTAGCTATACCCAACAGCAGTTCGGCGCTATGAAGTCTGAGAATCACCAGCTATACCTTGTAATTCAAGATGTACGGAACCGTGTTAACAAGTACTGCTCGAATTGCTTATCAGACTTGAAAGCAGCAGCCCGTAAGGTTCTGAAAGATAGGAACCCTGAAAGCACTACTCGCGCTGCAACGAAGTCTTTCGCTGAATATATCGAGACTACACTCGATACAATGAAGCAGCGTTGCAAGACTGCTGAAGCGAGAGGCACTGATCCAACAGCTAACATGAAAGCGCTTGATCAAGCGATCATAGCTTTCAAGGTTAAGCTTGAAACAGTGAAGTAACACCCGAACCCTAGCCGAAAGGCTAGGGTTTTTTTTTCGCCCAGCGTTTTGAAGCCAGTTATCTGTCCTCGCGCGCGTACGAGCGCGGGTGGTCGCGGGCGCTAAGTAAGGCTTCAGGCCCCCGTGAAACATTGATTTATGTCCGTGCTATCAGGTATAACTATTCTACCGGATGACGATTCTCGTGAACCGGCTTTTATGGAAGGATAGCCAAATGGCTACCAAAAAACCTGCTCTTACTGTTCTGTTCAAATCAATCCGTGACATGGCCTACAACCATGCGATGGTGGATGATTCTCTTAAGGCTCACGCTCAATTCGCAATCGATAACTTCAATAACTTCCCTGAAGAGATTAACAAGGAAGAGCGCGCTGAGTGCTATGAGGGTTATATCGCACGGTATAACGAGATTCACCCGAAAGTACAATACGCTCGCATCGATGGTAATTGGCTACCATTGAAGAGTCTTTCCAAAGACGCTAAGCCGCAAGAGATTGTGGAATGGAATGGTGCCTACGCTTTGTCGGCTTACTCGCAACAAGCCTTCGGTAGTCTCAAGAATGAAGATAATTCTAAGTATCAGATACTGAAGCCGCTCAGGGACGCCGCTAGTAAATATGCATCAGGTAAAGTTAAATCCCTGCAAAGCAAGGCTAAAGAGATTCTTAGGGAACAGTCTGGGGAACCAAAGACACGCGAAGCCACTAAGGCTTTCAGTGAGGTAGTCAAGGCGATGCACGATGAATTAAAGAATCGGTGCAAAAATGCTAAGTCTCGCGGGGATGAATCTGCGGATGAAGACAAGTACCGCAATGCAGTGGAAGCCTTCAATGCAGTCTGGTTGAAGTAACCATCAGGGGAAGCCGAAAGGCTTCCCCTTTTTTTGTCCGTTGATTTGAGACCAGTTCTTTGTCCTCGCGCGCGTACGAGCGCGGGCAGGCAAGCGCGTTAAATTACGATTCAGGGGTACCTGAATTGGGTTCTATCATTTACCGTTTGTGTAGATGACGCCCAGCCTGTGGATAACTCGTTTTTTTGTTCCGGTGATTTTGTTATCGTTCTGGCTACGGAACAAGATTTCGCCTTTAGAATCAACGACTTACGCGCTGTTCCGGTTGTTCCGGTGTTTTTAGGGGGTATGGTCGGGCAGTGTGTTTTTTACGGATCGTTTGACCCTTTTGGCAAGTGCACCCAAATTAACTCCCGACTACCCATCCCCTATTTTTCATCCAGAACAGAACACATTATATATACTATATATAGTAAATAAATAAAGAAGAAGCTAGGTTTTATGCGGCTTTTCAGCCATTTATTATTGTTCCGACAACACAAAAAAACCGGAACAAAACCCCGTTTATCTACTACATCTAGTAGTTCTAGCCCCATTTCTGTTCCGGTTTGCCCTTTCCCCGCCAGAACAAAACCCCAAATCCCTACCCTAAAAAACCCAGATAACTACCTTGACTTATATGTCAAATAATGGTATAATTATACTGTTGGGAGGCAATGTAGCAAGCAAGCTGCTTAGTCCCAACGGCAAGACTTTTATTTAACGATTCACCACTACCTGAAAGGTTAATCATGAAAACGTTCGACTTAGTTGATCAGATGCAATGGGAAGAAGTAGCCGAGGAGCATGGCCTGTTTATATCTCTGGAGGAAGCGGGTCTCGAAGAGTACGTCGAGGAACCCCTGCATGGGCAGTACCACAGCAGCGAGGGCAGCATCTACAGCTACA